AATAAACTTTTATCGGTACTACCGCCCCGGCGGTGGTACTCATTAAGAGCTTATTTATAACTCTTAAAAACTTAATAACCTTGGAGGTATTAAAAATGTATGTTATTACATTGCACGATTTGAGCTACAAGCAAATGCATGAACTCAATAACAAATTAGTGACGTTTGGCAGCGGTGTGAGTGCAACCAGCGTTGACGATGAAGGAAAAAGCTGGCGTGTATCGGTAACAACCGTAGATAACGCTTATACGCAGCAAGTGATGAGTGCTATTACGTCTACATTAACACAAACTGTTGCTATCCCCTACTACACTATAGACCAACTACCCAGCGACGTACAACAGAGAGTATGTCAAGCTGCAATAGATGCTAACATTTATTGGGATGTTTGGCAGGATGAGCGTAACAAGTCTTTTGACGCTATATGTGATACGTTGGACTTGCGCTGGAGCTGTGATAACTATGATAACTACTATGTTAATGAGGACAGCAGCGAGTATTGGGCATTAGATATACAGGGTGCAAGCCGTGTTATTGCCTATATCGTTAACCATTGGGGCAGCTTTAAAGAACCTATGTACATTGATAAGGATAAGGATAAGCATAGCAACTTTTACAAACTGTTGCATAAAAAGGGTGCTGCCCTGCCTAAAAAATTTATGCAAGATGTAATGCCCACCGGATACTGTGCCGACTACTGTTTTTATGATGCGTATGCAGAGTTTTTAGACCTTGCACGCAAGCAACCGGATACAATTACACTTGCTGATTTTTGCGGATGCCTTGCAAGTGCTTTTGAAAAAGAGTATCAAGCGGACTATGAGCAGGCAACAAGTCTTGACTATGCTATGGAATACTTGTGTCATGGTAGCTACTATACGTGGCAGGGTGAAGACATCACAGGCATAGTAAGCAAGCAACTTATAAACAAATAAATAGCTTTTATCGGTGCTACTAGCCTAGCTAGTGGCACTCATTAAGAGTTATTTATATAACTTCTTAAGACTATAAGTTTAGGAGGTACAAAAGAAAAGTGAAAAAATGTTTAGTTTATCTGATTGAGTGCTTTTTGGTATCTAAACATACTAATCAGGTACTGAAAGAGGTAGCAAGATGCATTGCAGCCTTGCTTTTTGTCTTATTTTTTAGCATTGATTGGGATGCAACGCTGGATATGTGGGGGGTGCTCAAATAATGCTAGTTGCAGACAAAAACACAATGCCCCTTGATTGGTTAAAATTTGAGCTGGAGCAGCAGCAGCAACATTTACAAGCAATGCAAGCTGTATATGCTGACAAGTATGTCAAGGGTAAAAAGCAGCGCACAAAAGCAGCGAGAGCTTTAAAAGTAGAGATATACCGCCAGCAAGGGCAAATAATAGGCTTAGAAGCAGCTTTAAATATTTTTGAGCCTATTCCCTTTTAAGAGTTTTTAGGGCATGCAGGTAATAGCCCTGCGTGCCTTATAAAGCTTTTAAAGCTTTAATAATAATAATCTAGGAGGTGTTACACATGGATGTAACCTTAAAAAACGGCAAGCACTACAGTATTACCTTGCGTGCATGGGACGGAACAAATTGGATGCCTGACTGTGCTGGGGACGTGCTGGCAACGTGGCAACCTGAGACACAAGCGGACATTGACTGGCTAGTAGATGACTGCGACAACTTCAACGCAGGTGTAGACCTTGACTGGCTGGAACACTGCCCAACGTGTCAAGAGGTGTCATTGGATGTTCAGGAGGTGCAGGAGGTGCAAGGCAATGGGAGAGCATAAACGCTATGGCAAGACATTTTTTGTCACTGTAGACAAGCATAACCAGCTTGCTATCCATCGCAGCCCTAGCGGACATTTTACGTGTATACGCTACTGCGACGGCATACAAATGAGCAAAGCAGAGCGCATTTTACAGTATGATGCAGCTTTAAAAATGGGGTTGACGCTGCCGGAACTGCTGGAAAAATTCAAATTAGAGTAACCAAAAACTGAACAGAGGTACGGACGAAACTGTACCTCTAATTTTTTGCACCCTTTTTCCGCCCCTCAACCAAACGGAACGAAACGATGTTCGTAGTTACCGAAGCTCACCTGAGCGGAACGAAACGTGTTGTCTTGTGCAACGCACGGAACGAAACGAAACGAGGGATGCAGGGGCAACCCAAGCTGCCAAGCAAGGCAAGGTTACTTTTGGGCAAGCAAGGCAAGCTAAGGCTGCCTAAGACACTAAGCACCCAAGCAAGCATCAATGGGTCACAAACATGAAGAAGACCCATTATAACTAGGAGGTATTTATAATGACGAACAAAGAACTGTTTGAAGAGCAGCTTATGCTGGAATCTTCTGCTAGACAAGATGGCTATGAAGCAACATGTGAAGCTCTCAGAATCGCAAAGGAAAAAGGCATGGTTGATACTGCCCTCCCTATTGGACAAGCGTTTTTTAATCACAAGGTACTCGCTGTCAAGGATGTCATGCTGCAATGGCTCACTAAAAACATGAAACCAAAAGCTGGCGTTAAACCTAACTTTATCTATATCTTGGATGACCTGAAGACTGCGTTCACAGATGCAGAGGGCAATGTGGATATGGATGCTATCACTAACACCTGCACAACTGTAACACTCTCCTGCCTTATAAATGCCCTCACAACAGGCTTGAATACAAAGGCAGCCTTTCTGAATAACGTGGGATTGCATGTTGGCTTTAGTCTTATGTATGAATATCAAGCCAAATGTTTTGAAAATTGGCTCACTACATTACCTAAAGAAGACAAAAACAAAAAAGCAATGCAAGGTATTGACAAGCGTATAGGTATCCATTACCGCTATGTCTACATGAAACAAGCCATTAAGAAATGTGGTTACACCTGCCCCACGTGGGAACAAGGAGACAATGAAGGTATTATCAACTTAGGGGTAGCCTTATTGACTTTGACAGAAGAAGCAACAGGCTATTGGATGTCAGATTCAGATAGCTACACACAAGCACATCTTGTCCCTACCCCTCAATTTGTGGATGCATGGCAGCGTAATGAGGAGAACATGTTGTACTACGCTCATAAATGCTATCCGATGATTATCCCTCCAAAACCATGGGTAGCCTATGATGATGGTGGTTACTATGGAGACCTTGCAGCTTTCTATACATTCTTGCGACTTAAAGGGGTACATAACTCTTTCAGTAAAGCCTATAAAGCACGCCTTTCTCAACTTGATACACCTGATGTCTATAAGGCTGTCAATGCTATTCAGGCTACACCATGGCATATCAATAAGGATGTTTTAAATGTTATCAACCAATGCAAAGAGCGTGGTTATATCCCATGTGGTAAAGAAAAGTCCCACATCATGAGCACTGATTTGAAAGAAGCTGAACCTACCCCCTTACCTGAAGGGGCAACAGCAGAAGAGATTAAAAAATATAAAAAAGATAAGGCAGCGTGGTGGAAAGGCTTAAAACGTCGAATTTCTATTATCAATCGTACAAATGCTATGATTACAGTTGCTGATAAATTTAGTCTTTATGAAAACATCTATTTTCCTTGGAACATGGATTTTAGAGGACGCATCTATCCTATCCCCTCTTTCAGTCCCCAAGGTGACGATATTTGCAAAGGCTTACTGCTCTTTTCAGACACACCGCCTTGTCAAGACCCTAAAGATATTGAATGGCTCGCCATTACCGGAGCTAACCTTGCAGGTGAGGATAAAATCAGTTATGTTGACCGCATCCAATGGGTATATGACAATGAAGCAGTCATTCTTGATGTAGCTAAAGACCCTATGGGTAACTTATGGTGGTTGCACAAAGACAAAAAACCTGTACAGCTCCTTGCATGGTGTCTTGAATGGGCGAAAGCGAAACAATGGATAGCTGAGCATGGCTCTATTGTCGGATGGGTAACAGGTCTCCCCTATGCGCAGGATGGCACATGCTCAGGTCTGCAACACTTCTCTGCTATTCTTAGAGACCCCATCGGTGGCACTGCGGTAAACCTTGTACCCCAAGACAAACCCAATGACATCTATCGTTTGGTGGCTGACAAGGTAAATGTTGTCTTGAAGCAGGATGCTATGTCAGGCACTATTGACGAATGGGACGAAGAAAAGCTGAAGACAAAATTCGGAACAAAGACTATGGCGCAGATTTGGTTAAACTATGGTGTCAATCGCACTGTAACTAAAAGACCTACCATGACCCTTGCCTATGGTGCTAAGAAGCGTGGCTACACTGAACAGATTATGGAAGACACAATCAAACCTGCTTTAAATGCTAAGACTGCTTGTGGTTTTACAGAGACTAATGCCTACCAATGTGCTATGTATATGGCTGAGCTTATATGGAACTCTGTAGGTGCTACTGTTGTACGTGCTGTTGAGGGTATGGATTGGTTACATAAAGTTTCCAAACTTGTCACCAAAAATGCAAATGTAGTGTCTTGGTGCACACCTTTAGGTTTACTATTGCAACAAAACTATTTAAAGTATGAATCTAAGGTGATTAAGTTACGCTGTGCCGGAAAGAGATTCAGAGTGTATATCCCTCACCAAACAGGTGTGATTGATAAGACAAAACAGGCTAATGGTATCGCTCCAAATTTCATTCACTCTATGGATGCTTGCCATCTTCAAATGACAGTATGTAGAGCTAAGGATGCTGGTATCAATCACTTTACTATGGTGCATGATTCTTATGGTTGCCCTATGTCACAAGCTAAGCTAATGTATGATATTGTGCGTAAAGCATTTGTAGATATGTATACAGAGCATGATGTTTTGGAGGAGTTTAGACAATATCTGCAACCATTGGTAAATAAAGAGTTACCTGCTCCCCCTAAAAAGGGCAATTTAGACCTGAATAGTGTATTGGACAGTAAGTACATATTCTGCTAATGGGTCACAAACATGAAAAGAAGACAATAGATAACTATAGTTTCCTATAGATTCTATAGAGACCTTTAAGTGCCTAAGGTTATGTTATTAATAATTAATAATAACCTACCTAAGGTAACTAAAGGTCTCTATTGTCTTTATAGTACCTTTAAAATCCTTTAGGTAACTAAAGGAAATGCTAATGGGGCATAAACATGAAGAAAAGACAACACGCTTTTCAAAATCTAAATCGCTGACGTTTCTATTTCCCTTTCTGTGTGTTGTCTTTTCTCAATAAATTTTAAGGAGGTATTGTCTATGTTGAAACAGGACACTCGTGTAGGTCAGAGGGTATCGGTTACACAGGGTACTGATAAAGGCTGCACAGGTATAGTAGTAGCCTTAAGGTCTACACATGCTCTTGTCCATCTTGATGGTAGTGAATCTGCTCTGATTAGTTTTTTAGGTTACAACATGCTTGAACCTTATAACCCTAACCATGCCACTAACAATCAAGCAAAGCACTACGATGAGCACTATGCATCCATGGTAGGCTTAGAACCTATTGAGCTGATGCAGCTTGTGTTGTCTTATGATGAGTTTATTGGCTTTCTCAAAGGTAACATCATCAAATACACCCTGCGAGCTGGCAAGAAGCAAGGAGAAGCTGCGGAAAAGGATGTAGCTAAGGCTAAACGCTATACCGAATGGCTCATGAAACTTGGCTATAAGATGCCAATAAATCCAAAGGAGGACTAAAAAATTTGGTAAACATTAAATTCAAAAAACTTGACCCTAAAGCCACCCTCCCCCAAGCAATGACAGGTGGAGCTGCTGGTCTTGACTTGGTTTGTCTTAACCGCATTGCGGTGACACCACAACGCTGGTCTTCAAAGGCAGCTATTGTCCGTACAGGCTTGGCTATGGAACTGCCTAAGGGTTATTATGCTGAGGTTGTCTTGCGCTCCTCTACAGGCAGAGCCACAAAGCTCAGACTTGCTAATCAGGTCGGTATTGTCGATTCTGATTATCGTGGTGAAATCATGTTGTATGTGGAGAATTTAGGTGACCATCTTGAAATTATTGATGCTGGTCAAAGAATTGCGCAACTGTTGATTCACAAGATTGAAGAAGTGGTGATTGAAGAAGCCACAGATGAGCTGTCTAAGACTGAAAGAGGTCTTGAAAGTGGCAGTACAGGCAAAGGTACTAAACCTGTTGTGAATACAAGAAGAGCTAAGGAGGTAACTAAGGATGTCTAAAAAATTTAAAGTAGGTGACAGAGTACGTTGCATTGCTGAGCATGATGGTAATACCCATATTATAGGACAGGAGGGCATTGTGCGTGCATGTTACCCTGCGTTTGGTGAATTCGCTATCGAATTTGACAATGATGTGCATGGACATAGCCTGAATTTTTCTTATAGATGCGAACATGGACATGGATGGGCTATTCCCCCTGAAAAACTTGTTCCTTCGTATCTCGCCCCTCGTAAAGATACTAAAATTATCATTTACACCAAGGGTAATAAAACCTTCGCAAAGGTCATTGTAGGTAAGCGCACTGTGGAAACTGAATGTGCAGTATGTTCCCCTGAGGATACCTTTTCTATCCTTACAGGTGCTCAGATTGTCCTTGCACGCCTTGCACATAAAAATAACGCTAAACCTGTGCTCTCAAAAGCAGCCCTTGACAAAGCTTTAAAGAATTTTGAAATCATTGAATAATAAAGGAGAATAACAAACATGGCAAAGAATGATTTTGCACAAATTACAACCCCTGCTGGTGAGGCGGTGTACCCTAAGCTCCGCAGCACTGAAGTCTTTGATGGCGAGGATACCGGAAAGTATGTCTGCGGTATCAAATTGTCTAAAGAAGACACTGATAAGCTGATTCAACGTATCGAAAATGAATGGGAGATGGCTAAGAAGTCTCCCGACTTTGACGGCAAACGCTATGGTCGCAACTCTGCCCCTGCCCTTGGTTTCCATGAGGACAAAGATGGTGATATTGTCTTTAAGGCTAAGACCAACGCTGTTATCAAGACCAAAGCTGGTGATGTTATCGAAAAGACTATGGTTGTCTTTGATAAGAAGGGCAAACCTATGGATGAAGAGATGGAAGTAGGTAATGGCTCTACCATCCGTCTGTGTATGCTTCTGCGCCCCTTCTACGCTTCTGCTACTGTCTATGGTATACAACTGCTCCTGAAAGCTGTTCAGGTACTGAACTATGTTGCCCCTGCTGCTGGTGCGGTATCTGCAGATGATTGTGGCTTTGATGTAGAAGAAGAATTTGATGAGGATAAAGTACCCTTTGCTGATGAGGGTGCAGACTTTTAAAGCCTATGGCTATTAAATTTAACCGCAGAGGCGGCTTTTCCACTCTCAACAAACCCTATCGTAGCGGTTTAGAAGACCGCCTAGCGCAGCAACTTGAAAATGCAGGTGTACCTAAGGTGTACGAAAAATACTCCATCGCCTACGAGATTCCTGCCACAAAGCACCATTATACCCCTGACTTCATCCTGCCTAATGGTATTATCATTGAAGCCAAGGGTATCTTTGAAGCTGCTGACCGCAAGAAGCATCTGCTTATCAGACAACAATATCCAAATTTAGACATACGCTTTGTATTCTCCAACGCTAAGACAAGAATCGGTACAGGAGCTAAGACTACTGTGGCTGAATGGTGCGACAAACATGGTTTCCAATACGCCAGCCGTGAGATTCCCTCTCGGTGGTTCAAAGAGACCATGAAGGACACCAATGGTCTTGTCCTGCGTGAAAAAGGTGAGCGTATTGTCACTCTTTAAATTCAAAGAGCGCATTAAGACCACACAGATATGTGTTGTCTTAAGAAACCTAAAGGGTAAGCGCAAACGTGAGCTGTTTAGGGAAGCTTACAGACAAGGTGAAGTTGACACAGGCTTTCACTTTATTGTCTTCAATAATGGTCTTTTTGAGACCGACAGAGAAATAAAGGCAGTTGCCGGATATAACCTGCCTGAATGTGAGACTTCTGTGTATGTCTTAGCTGATACGCTGGGACGAAAGAAAATATCCGATGCTCAGCAGTATGTGCTGAATGAGCTAAAGGTACAGTATGATGTGCCTATAAAATTTATTACTGACGAGGTGTAACTTATGGATACACATCAACCCTGCCCTGCTTGTGGCAGCCATGATGCCTTAACCATCTATGAAGATGGACACAGTTATTGTTTCTCATGCAACACCTATTTTCGCAGCAGCAAGGAGGAGAAAAAATTGTCAAGTGGATTAAAGAAACAAGGTCTGATAGACCTACAGGACATGGTGGTCTCCCCCTTGCCTAAGCGAAAACTGACAAAACAAACCTGTGCTAAATATGGCTACTTTACCTCTAAGGTACATGGTAAGCCTGTGCAGGTAGCTTGTTACTATGATGATGACAATAAACTGCTTGGTCAGAAAATCAGATATGCTGATAAGACATTTGAAGCTAGAGGGTCTTTTAGTGAGAGGTTCTTCGGGCAACATCTGTTCCAAGGTGGTGGCAAGAAGCTGGTAGTGACTGAGGGTGAGATTGATTGTCTTACAGTATCACAGGTACAGGGTAATAAATATCCTGTTGTGAGTATCCCTACAGGTGCTGCTAGTGCTGCTAAGGTCTTCAGAGCTAACTTTAATTGGTTAGAGAGCTTCGAGGAAGTCATTGTCATGTTTGATATGGATGATGCCGGACGTAAAGCTGTAAAGGCTGTCAGCGGTATCCTGTCCCCTAACAAGCTTAAGATAGCATGGTTACCTTGCAAAGACCCTAATGAGTGCTTGCAAGAGGGCAAGAGCGACGCTGTTGTAAAAGCTGTTTGGGAAGCCAAGACATACACCCCTGCTGACATTATCAAAGGTGATGACTTGTGGGAGGTATTGTCTAAGCATGAAGAATCCCTGAATTACCCTCTACCTTGGGATATTCCCCTACAGAACATGACTGATGGTCTACGTAAAGGTGAGCTTGTTGTTATCACAGCAGGTACAGGTATAGGCAAAACTACGTTCGTTAGACAACTAGCCTACCATCTTGGTACTGAGTGCTATTGTAAAGTAGGTATGCTGATGCTGGAAGAAAATGTTAAGCACACCGCCAATGGTCTTGTGTGTCTTAAGTTAGGTAAACCTGCCCATAGACCTATCATTGACAGTGAGTACAAGAAAGCCTTTGAAGACATCATGGATAATTTTGTCTTCTATAATCACTTCGGTTCTATCGAGTGTGAAGACCTCCTTCAGACCATCCGGTACATGGTGACAGGTGAGCAGGTGGATTTTGTTGTCTTAGACCACATCTCCATTGCTATTAGTGGTCTTGACATCGAAAATGAGCGTAAGGCTACCGATGTACTAATGACGAAACTACGTTCGCTTGTAGAGGAAACAGGTGTAGGCATGTTGGTTGTCTCTCACCTGCGCAGAACTGATGGTACTCCGGCTGAAGAAGGTGGCGCACTTTCCCTCTCCCACCTGCGTGGGTCACAGGCTATCTCACAGCTCTCTGATGCTGTGTGGGGTCTTGAAAGAAACCAACAGGATGAAGGGGTGAAGAAGAACCTTGTACGTGTCAGGGTGCTAAAGAACAGGTATAGTGGTGATACAGGTATCGCCGGATACCTTGCATATGACAAGGAGCATAATATCTTAAACGCTGTAAAGGACTTATCAGAGTACGAAGCCCCTGCATGTCCTTTTGATACTGATGAAACAGAGAAAGGAGATTTTTAGATGTTTGAAATCTTAGAGAAGCTTATTGATTGGTGTACTTCCCTGCTGTCTTGGTTGTCTCGTAAGCAGGTTGAAGCTGCTAAGGCTCGCATCAAGAACTGCAATAGCATGATTCATAATGCCAACAAAGCTAAGATGGCATACTTGCAGAAGCATGAGAAGACAATCAATGCTCTTGAAAATGAGCGTGAGCGTATGGAATACTTCCTGTCGCAAGATGCTGTGGAGCTGTAAGCTATGCTCTACTTTGATATTGAAACTGATGGTCTGCTGGACAATGTCACTAAGGGGCATTGTCTAGTAATCATCGACGAACAGAACAACATTTCAGCTTACAGACCTGATGATTTTAAAAAAGGAGCTATGCGATTAATCGCTGCTCTGAGGGATGGAGAGTGCATCTGTGGGCATAACATCATCAACTATGACTGTGCTGTCCTAGCTAAGCTCTATCCTGAGTTTCGCATAAAGCGAGAATGGAGACCACAAGTTTTAGATACCCTTGTACTTGCACGTCTTATCTGTGGCAACATAGAAGATACTGACCACGCTAGAGTACGTAATGGTACACTCCCTGCTAAGTTACTTGGTAGACAGTCTTTAAAGGCATGGGGTTATCGCCTTGGGGAACTTAAAGGTATGTATGGTGAGCAAGAGGATGCATGGGATTCTTTCAGTGAAGAAATGCTCTCCTATTGTGTGCAGGATGTCACTGTCACAAAGAAGCTCTATACATACCTTATGAAGATTGGAGCACCTGCTAAGGCTATAGAGCTGGAGCATCAAGCACAATGGCTGATGTCTAAGCAGGAGCGAAATGGTTTTGTCTTTGATTTAGAAAAGGCAGAGAAGCTGAGGGAAACCTTAGAGGTGCGTTATGCTGTGTTGTCTTCTCAGCTTGTGGCGATTGTGCCACAGATACCTGATAAAGTCTTTGTACCTAAAAGAGACAACAAACGCTTAGGCTATAAAAAAGGTGTACCTATTCAAAGATATAAAGACTTTAATCCTAGCAGCAGACAACAGGTAGCATGGGTGCTGGAGCATCAATTTAATTACCTGCCGGAAAATGAAGACTGCTATGAGGATGAGCGTCTGAAGATTGATGGTGATACCTTTAAGTTCATTAAGGGTGACGAAAATGCCCCACAGAAACTGAGAGACTTAGCTGCTGTCTTTGAAGAATATCTTATGGTAGCTAAGCGTCTTGGACAGCTTGCTACAGGTAACCAAGCGTGGCTGAAGCATGTTAAAGCTGATGGTAGAATCCATGGCAGCGTAAACCCTTGTGGTACTGTAACAGGGCGTGCTACCCATGCGAATCCTAATGTTGCCCAAGTCCCCCACGTTGGTAGTCCTTATGGTCAAGAGTGCAGGGAGTTGTTTAGAGCACCTGAAGGTTGGTATGAGGTGGGTGTAGATGCCTGTGGCTTGGAGCTTAGGTGTCTTGCACACTATCTTTATCCCTATGATAAAGGTGCTTATGCCCATGTTATCTTGAATGGTGATATTCATACATTGAATCAACAGGCTGCTGGGTTGCCTACTAGAAACGCAGCTAAGACATTTATATACGCCTTTTTGTATGGTGCTGGCGATAAAGCTATTGGTAAACAGCTTGGCGGTGATGAAAAGGTTGGCAAGCAGGTAAAGAATAAATTCCTGAAGGCTACCCCTGCTATCAAGATGCTGCGTGAAGCTGTCAAGAATACGCTCGTGGTTGAGTACCACGGAAAAATTAAAGAATGGAAACGAAAATATTTAAGAGGGTTGGATGGAAGACATCTCCATGTGAGAAGTCTACATTCAGCTCTCAATTTGCTTTTACAGTCCTGTGGTGCATTGATATGTAAAAAATGGATATGCCTATGGGAAGAAAATATGATTAAAACTGGCTATGACCATGGAAAAGATTTTCAATTCATGGCATGGGTGCATGACGAGGGGCAGTTGTCTTGTAGAACTAGACAGATTGCTGAAGAAGCTGTGAGAATTGCCCAAGAATCTATGAGACAGACCCAAGAATATTATGGAATCAGATGTCAATTAGATACCGAGGGAAAGATTGGTAGAAATTGGTATGATTGTCATTGAGGTGTAAGAATGTTTAACATCCCTACTCTACTCTTAGTTATCTGCACCGCCTATACTCCTGCCTTTGACGAATGTGGCAAGACCGATGGCATTACAGCAAGCGGACACCCTGCAATCATGGGGCAAACAGTAGCCTGTGATGGACTACCTCTAGGAACTGAGGTGGTTATTGATGGACATAGCTACATCGTTCAGGACAGGTTTGGCGGTGATTATGGTAAAACAAAAATTGATATTTTTATGAACACTAAAGCAGAAGCCTTTAGGTTCGGAAGACAAACAAAAATTGTGGAGGTAAAGCCTTATGTTGAAACAAAAGCAGCCTTTTGTACCAAAGATTGGTCAGAAGATCTATATCAAACGTCAGAACTCCTTAGGAGAGACAATCTACTTTGAAGGTGTGGTAAATCGTATCCGTGTGGAAGTTAAGTGTAAGCAAGGAAACTTCATGACTGTAGCTTCTCCACATACCTTAGAGACCAAAGCAAAAGGGTTTGCAGCAGGAGGTGACCTGTTCTAATGCCTACTGTTGACCTTATTTCGATGACACCTAATTACATGGCACTCTTAGAGTGTGCATGCAAACAACCCTATGGTAAAGATGTTACTGAAAAGTCTATCAAGAAAATTATTGAGAGCGGACATCTTAGTGTCTTGGAGCACTGCTATGCTTCCTTTTTGGTGACCTGTTCTGTGCGTGTCTTAGGGCAACTCACGAGACACCGCCACCTCAGCTTCACCTGTAAGTCTGCTAGAGGAAGTAGATTCGATACTCTTGTAAATCCATACACTCTTGAAAGTGTGCCTTTGGGTGACTTTAACGTAGGACGTACATATAACTCCGCTTTGAATGACGCCGACACCAAAGAGGAGCAGGCTGCCTATTTTCTGCCCCAAGGTGTTGAAACATCCTTGGTAGTGACAGGTAACTTTAGAGCATGGTATGAGTACATGCCCAAAAGACTATGCAAACGTGCTATGCCTGAGCATAGAAAGTTAGCTGAACTGATTCAGGAACGCTTAGCTGATGCTGCCCCTGAAATCTTTGATAAAAACTTTATGAACTGTAAAAAATGTACAGAAAGGAGTTGTGATTTTAAATGAAGTGGAGTGCTATCGCTATTTATGTCCTCTTGGTTATCCTGTTTTGCATTGTTTTCTATGGTCTGATTATTGGTGGTATTCTTGGTTTTCTCCGCCTGTTGATGGGGGTATTTAATCTTGGCTTCTAAACCTTTACAGCTGCTTTTTGATGCTGACATGATTGTCTTTCGCACATGTGCAGCAGCAGAGCAGGAAATTAATTGGTATGGTGACCTGTGGACATTACATTCTGACTTAGCAGAAGTAAAAGATGCTATTGACACAATGGTTGTCAGCATCACTGATAAAGTCCTGCGTCACATGGAGCACGAGGGAGCTTATAACATTACTATGTGCTTCTCCAGCTACCCTTACTTTCGCTCTAAAGTCTATCCCCCTTATAAGCTCAATCGTGTGGCTAAGAGAAAACCTCTTGCCTATCATTCTGCTGTTGAGTGGGTAAAGAAATCCTATAATGTGTTGTCTATCCCAAGTCTTGAAGCTGATGATATTTTAGGTATCTATGGAACAATACCCTCTACATCTGCTGTTATTATCAGCGGTGATAAGGATATGCGGTCTATCCCCTGCCCTTTTTACAACTTCATTCAGGATACATTCCATAAGACAACACAAGCAGAAGCTGATTATCAGTTCTTATATCAGACCCTTGTCGGTGATGTTACCGATAACTACAAAGGTTGTCCTAAGATTGGTGAGGTTGGTGCAAAGAAAATTCTTGACAAAGAGTGCTCATGGGATGCTGTAGTTGCTGCCTATGAAAAAGCAGGTTTGTCTGAGGAAGAAGCACTGACACAGGCAAGGGTTGCTCGTATTCTCAGATATGAGGATGTCGATAAAGACTTTAAGCCTATCCTTTGGACACCCAAAGGGTCACAAAAGAGACAATAAAGTAAAGGGGCATATAAGCGACAATGAATATTAATATTGTATCTAATAAAGGGGATGATGGAGAAAAACTACCATATGTAAACCCTGTAATTTATGAACATTTAGAGAAAGCCTACAGTCTTGGTAGCCTTATGACACACAATGCCAAAAACAATGACGAGTTAATTGGATATATTAGGGGCGTTATGGATGTGCTGGGGCATATCAAGGCTATGGCTAATTTGAATGACGAGGAGTGATAAGATGTGCTGGAAGATTAAGACACCCAGCGTAAATACTGATGTATCTGCATCCTCCTTAGTACCGGAAACCAATGCAAAAGACCCTGATAGTCCTGAGTATGGTGGTACTGCTGATACCTTTAACAAGAAGAAAGGTAGACAACAACTGACGATTGCTCGCAATGGCGTATACAATCCTACACAGTTGTAGAGAGGAGGAACGATGTGTACTAAGAAACCAAAAGTAGAACAAGCTGCTCCTGCTGCTGCCCCTGTTGCAGCACCCTTGAAGATTGATAATGTGGCTGAGGATACCAAAAAGGAAAATCCAAATGCTAAGACCAAGGGTAAAAAGAAGCTTACCATCACTCAGATTGGTAGCGGTACAGGGGTGAACCTTTAATGGCAGAGACAGCAAAAGCTTTATATGAGCGATTGGCTATTGAGCGTGAGATTTATATTGACAGAGCTGAGGATTGTGCGAAATATACAATCCCTTTTTTATTTCCTAAAAAAGAAGCTAATGGTACTACTAAGTACCCTACGCCCTATCAAGCGGTAGGGGCAAGAGGTGTCAATAACCTCACATCAAAGCTGGTATTAGCTCTGTTCCCCCCAAACACACCTTTTTTCAGACAAGACATCCGAGATGATGTCCTGAAATACTATGAGAGCAAACCTGAAGACAAACAAGAGATAGAGCAAGCATTAGTACAGAGAGAACAAACGGCTCAGAAATACTTTGAATCTTCGCAGATGCGCGTCTCCATGGAAGTGTGTTTGAAACAGCTTATTATAGCTGGCAATGCTTTACTGTTCTTCCCTCCTAAAGAGGGGGGCATTAAAGTCTATAAGCTGAATAGTTATGTAGTACAAAGAGACTTTGTGGGACATCCTATTCAGATGATTACCTGTGACAAACTTGCTATCAATACCCTGCCCTATGAAGTCTTAGGACAACTAGATATTGATTTGTCTACCAAACGTGGTGATGAATTGGTTGAGGTCTATACACATATCACCTATTCATCCAAAGACAACAGATATTATAGTTACCAAGAGATTGAGGGGAAACAGATTGATGGCTATGAGCAGTCTTTCCCTGCTGATGTTTGTCCTTGGATTCCTGTCCGTCTCTTTAAGATGGATGGTGAACATTATAGTCGCTCATATGTTGAGGAATATATTGGGGACTTAAAGACCCTTGAAGGTCTCTCTAAAGCCATTGCAGAGATGTCTGCTATTGCTGCTTCTGTAATCTACCTTGTGCGCCCTAATGGCGTGACACAACCTAGCAAGATTATGAAGACAAAAAATGGTGGCTTTGTAACAGGTAACAAGGAAGATGTTACTTGCCTGTCGCTGGACAAGACACAAGATATGCAGATTGCTAAGATGACTGCTGATGCTATTGAAAGCAGGTTGTCTTATGCCTTCATGTTAAATTCCGCTGTCCAGCGTAGTGGTGAGCGTGTGACGGCTGAGGAAATCCGCTATGTGGCTAATGAGTTGGAAGATACCCTTGGTGGTATTTATTCTATCCTGTCACAAGAATTGCAGCTCCCCTTAGCTAATACACTTTTAAATATCCTTTCCAAAAAAGGTGAAATTGCAGATGTCCCTAAAGATATTGTGTCTCTTGCCGTAACTACAGGCATGGAAGCTATCGGACGAGGACATGACCAACAGAAGCTTACTGTCTTTATCCAAGGCATTGCTCAGATTCCTGATGCAGCATCTGTTGTGAATTGGGAAGGCGTTGCTCGTGCTTGGGCAAATAGCTGTAATCTTGATACCACAGGTCTGATTAAGTCTGCGGAACAGATTCAGCAGGAACAACAACAAGCACAAATGATGGCAATGGCACAGGCTGCTATACCTAACGCAACCAAAGGTGCTATGGATGCCATGAATCAGCAGACACAGGGAGGTAGTGAAGATAATGGCTGATACTGAAAATCAAAACACACAGGTCAATGAAGAACCCAAGGAAACACAGGTAGATATTACTGATACTACTATTGTTTCTAATGGTGAAGTTATTGATACTGATAACACTGAAGGTGGCAAAGTTGAAGAAGAAGAAACCACCACTGATGAAAAAGACACCAAAGAAGAAGACAAACCTGCTGAGGAGCAGGAAGAGTACCAAAAAGCTAAAGGTGAGATTGAATCTGCCAAGACTGAGCTGGAAGGTAAAGGCATCGACTATGCTGCCTTAGAAGCTGAATACAATGAGAAAGGTGAGTTGTCTAAAGACAGCTATAAGCTGTTGGAAGAAAAAGGCTACCCTAAAGCTCTTGTAGAAGCAGCTCTCGCAGGTTGGCAAGCTAAGGCTGATGCTTTTGCTAACAAGATTATTGAGGATGCTGGTGGTATCAATGAGTACAAACGTATCCAAAAATTCGTACAATCCCAAGGTGCAGGAGCAGTCAATGCTTTCAATGCTATTGTAAACAAAGATGACTTGTCTGTTGTGTCTGCTTACATTGCAGGTGTAAAGGCACAGATGGTAGCACAGCATGGTACTGCTAACCCTACTTTAGGTGGTAGTGGTAACGTGGGTAAATCTAAAGGCTATACTGATGCTAATGAGATGATTAAAGCTATGAGTGACCCACGCTATGGCAAAGACCCCAACTATATGCAGGAAGTAGAGCGTAAAGTCGCTGCTTCTAAATTCTTTGGTTAAGACACAAACGTCAATCCCCTCCCATAAGCGGAGGGTTATTTTTTTTGTATACAAAAACCCCGCCATTGTGGCGGGGTTAAAAAGAGCTTAAGCGGTGAGTAAAGAAAAAGAACTCCTAATGTGATAATATACTAATGACCTGCCAGTCAAAGTAAAAAATACATTAGGAGGACATTAAAATGCCGAAAAAGCAAGATAATATCGTAAATAGTTTAGCACATACCAAGTGGAATTGTAAGTACCATATAGTATTTGCGCCCAAATATCGTAGAAAAATTTTTTATGAAGAAAAAAGATTGGCGATAAGGGATATATTAAGAACAATATGTGAATGGAAAGGAGTAGAAATAATAGAGGGAGAAGTATGTCCGGATCATGTACATCTGTTGTTAAGTATCCCGCCCAAAATGAGCGTTTCGTATTTTGTAGGATATTTAAAGGGAAAAAGTAGTCTGATGATGTTTCAGAGGTTTGGAAATATGAAATTCGCATATAGAAATCGCGAGTTTTGGTGCAAGGGATACTATGTAGATACAGTAGGTAAAAACACTACTGCAATAAAAGAATACATAGCGAATCAATTGGAGCGAGATAAAGAAATGGATCAGTTAGTGTTATTTGATCCCAAAGACCCATTTATGGGTAGCAAGTAATAATTGCATGGCTGGCAGGCCAATAAAAGACACATTTATGTGTGGCTGCTGAAGATAGGGCTATGCCCGAAAAATAAAAGCCACCCGCTAGGCGGGTGGATCTTTACTTATTCAAAATTATTAAAGGAGTGATTTAATGGCTGATATGATTATTGCCAACCCCGGTCTTGCACAATCTGATAAAGGCAAAGACCGCTTAGGTTTATTTCTGAAAATGTTTACCGGTGAAGTTCTCACCGCTTTCTCTCAATCCACTATTACCGGTGGTCGCTTCTCTGAGCGCACTATTGAACATGGTAAATCTGCTATCTTCCCGATTGTAGGTCGAGCAAAAGCTAAATACCTGAAAGCAGGTAAGAACTTGGATGACCTGCGTACCCCTATTGAACACAATGAGCGTACTATTGTGCTGGATGGTCTGCTGACCTCTGACTGCATGATTTTTGACCTTGACGAAGCTATGAACCACTTTGAGCTGCGTTCTAAATATTCCAAGGAAATGGGTGAAGCATTGGCTGTTGCTCAGGACTGTGCTATCTTGGCTGAAGTAGCTAAGATGATTGTAGAAGACAAAGAGAACCTGCCTACCAATGCTACTACTGGTGTCAAAGGCACTGGCAAGGGTCTGATTGTTACCGAGACTGTGGCAACCGCTGACTATGGCGAAACTGAAGCTATGGGTGTAGCTATCTTTAAGGAACTGCTGAAAATCAAGACCAAAATGTCTGAGAATAATGTTCCGCGGGCAGGTCGCAACTGCTACATCAAACCGATGGCACTCAACGCACTTATCGCCAACAAGGACATCATCAATAAACTGTATGGTGCTTCTATGACCATTGAGGGTAACAACCCTCCGAAACTGATTGGTTTCGATTTGATTGAAGCTCCTCTGCTGACTGAGGGTGGCGTAGATAATGAGAATGTTATGCAGGGTGATGGTCACGTGTTCCCTACTACCTACAAAGACACCTGCCAATTCATTGTGGCACATCCGTCTTCTGCTGGTATCCTGACCCTCAAAGGTCTTGGCATGGAACATGCTCGCCGTCCTGAATATCAGGCAGACCAAATTATTGCTAAATATGCAAAAGGTTTTGGTGGTCTGCGTCCTGAAGCTGCCTTTATGGGTGTTGTAACTCAGGCTTAATTTTAAACTACTAACCCTAGGGGATGGCGTATGCTGTCCCCTATTTTTTCTAAAAATGAAAGGAGATACCAATGCAACTAACAGCATTAACTGAACTTGATGCAGTCAATAGTATCATTGGTACTATTGGTGAAGCTCCTATTAACAGTCTTGAAGAACTGACAGATGTGGATGCTATCAATGCCCTTCGTATCCTGCGGAATATCAGCAGACAAGAGCAGTCCCGAGGATGGACTTTTAATAAAACACCCCACTTCACACTTAACCCTGATGTAGACACAAAGAAGATACCATGGAACAGTAACTACTTGTATCTTAAGGATAACCATGGTGTAAAGCTTGTCAGACAAGGTGACTATGTAAAAGACCTGTTCAAAGACACCCTGATATTTGAGCACCCTTTGGATGTAGAGATGGTGCTTTATCTTGACTTTGAGAATTTGCCGGAGCAGATGAGAAACTATATCTTAGCTAAGGCATGTTTTGTCTTCCAAAGCTCCTATTTTGGTGATGATAGTCTGACCAAGATTACCCAGCAGGAGATTGCTGAAGCATGGCAGCATCTGATGGAATTTGAGGTAGACAATAATAACTTTTCTATGCTGGAGCATACCTATGTTCATAAGCTGAGATTGAGGTGAGATTATGGGATTGATTAACCAAGACATAAAAAACCTTGTTAGTGGTGTGTCTCAGCAACCCCCTATCCTCAGACACCCTGAACAGCTAGAGGAACAGTTGAATGGTTTGTCTACTGAAGCAAGTGGCTTACAGAAGCGTCCCCCTACTATCTTTGAAGCTAATTTAGGTAAGAGAGGAAATGCTATCAATAAACCTTTGATACATTTCATAGATAGAGATACTGATGAAAAGTATATTGTTATCTTCACAGGTGCAGGTGTTGATGTCTTTGACTTACAGGGTAATAAGAAGACTGTGAATATAAACGAAGATGCTTCGTATCTTTATACACAAAGTCCCCGAAGTAATATTAAAGCTATTACTATTGCAGATTACACCTTTATAGCTAATACAATGCAGAAGACCAAAATGACTGATGTTATTGAAGATAAGTCATGGGATACACAAGGTCTACTAGTTAACATTAAGAGTGGTCAATATGGCAGAACCTATAAGATTGTCATTAATGGTGAAACTGTTTCAAGCTATGAAACCCCTGATGGTAGTGATAAATCTCATACTAAGCTTATAGCTACTGATTACATTGCTGAGAAGTTAGCTACTGCTCTAAAAGAAGCAGGTTATGTGGTAGCTACAGGTTCTTCATGGTTATACATTCAAAAGAGTGCATATAAAACAGCTACAGGTGAAGAGATATTGTTGTCTCCCTCCACCTCTCCTAAGCAGCAAGAGGATAGATTTAAAGGCTTGTCTTTTATAGGGCATTATCATAGTTGGAGAGCTTTCCCCACTACAATTACAAGAAATGTAGATACTATCACCTTAAAATTCCCTACAGAAGAAAATATACGTGCTAATGCTCATGATTCTTTTGCATCTGATTATGCTGCTTATCAAAAGATGATGGAAGAGGTGAACAGATGTAAGGAAGACAAATGGGCAGTTACACATGAAGTTATTACACAAGGAGCACAAGGTTTAGATATGACAGGTACAATGAATGTCTACACCTTTACTTATACTACTTCTACAGAAGTGCCTTCAGGTAATAAGGCTTACTCCCTTATCACTTCTGCTGAAGTCTTTGATGGTTATAACAATCAGGCTGCCTTTGGTATCCTTAAGTCTGTGCAGAAGTTCACAAACCTTCCTGCTACTGCCCCTGATGGCTACCTTGTAAAGATTGTAGGTGAAGAAGGTAGCAGCACTGATGATTACTATGTAAAGTACAGTGCAGAAGAAAAGGTGTGGAAAGAGTGTGCTAGACCTAACATGAAGAATCACTTTGATACCTCTACTCTCCCTCATGTTCTTGTACGTGAAGCTGATGGTACTTTTACCTTCCGTAAAGCAGAATGGGAATCTAGGGATATTGGTGATGAAGACAGCAACCCTCTCCCCTCTTTCATAGGGCAGACAATAAATGATGTCTTCTATCATCGTAACCGCTTAGGCTTCTTAAGTGGCGAGAATGTTATCCTCACTAGAAGTGCTAACTTCTTCAATTTTTGGATGACAAGTGCCACCAAGGTACAGGATACAGACCCTATCGACTTAGCGGTCTCTGATAATACCATTAGTACCCTCTACAATGCCGTCACTTTTGATACAGACCTTATTCTGTTCAGCCGTGAGGCACAATTCATGCTCTCTGCTGATGGTATCTTGACACCTACGAGCGCTAATCTGTCCCCGGCTGTTACCCATTACGAAGCTAGTCTTAAAGCTAAGCCTGTCAATGCAGGTCGCAATGTCTACTTTGTGGCTGAAAGAGCTAAATATACCACTGTACGTGAGTTCTTCACGGCAGCAGACAACACAGATGCTAAGGATGTTCAAGACATAACATCTCATGTTCCTAACTATATTCCTAATGGTGTCTATAAAATCATTCCCTCTACTGTTGAGAATGTCATGCTCTATCTTACCGAAGGTGATGAGACATCAATATATGTCTATAAGTATCTTTTCATTGATAGCCAACGTGTACAGGCTGCATGGTCTAAGTGGGATATGCAAGGTGTTGTCTATGGAGGGCAATTTATTGATAACTATCTCTATCTGATAGTCGAGCGTAATGGCTATTACTGTTTGGAGAAAATCTCTTTTACCATTAATACTACTGACTTTGATGGTGAAGCCTATCGTATCTTATTGGATTGCAAACATTCCTATCAGATTCCTGCTGAGTGTTATGATTCCCTTAAAGATGAAACTACTGTGAATATAAGTGATATTTTCGGTGATATATATGAGCAGGATAAACAATATAGTGCTGTTGCTCCCGATGGTACATACACTAAGGCTAAAGAGGGAAAGCTAGTCTTTATTGGTGATTACTCTAACCAAGTATTGACTGTAGGTATCAATTATAATTTTAAGATTGTTATGTCAACCATTATGGTTAAGCAGTCTGACAATGGCAGCACTCAGGCTCTTATTGAGGGCAGATTGCAGTTACGGCAGATGTGGTTTAACTATGCTGATAGTGGCTACTTCAAAGTAACTGTGGATATTAAAGACAAACAAGCCTATGTCTATGAGTATACCTCTAGGCTCTTAGGTACTCGCTTTAATATCTTAGGTGCAATGCCCCTTACCACAGGCTCTTTTAAGTTCCCTATACAAGCCAAAAATGAGAATGTAAACATTTGTTTGGAGACAGACACCCCACTCCCTGTATCTCTTGTGGGTGCAGGTTGGATTGGCAACTACCAAAGGAGGACAAGACTATTTTAAAAGTATCTAAATTAACCATTGAACAGCTCTGTAACTTCAGAGAAAATATGCGTGATGAAGACAAAATGGAATGGTTCTATGCTTCAAATACATCCTTTGGACTTACTGAGGTTGAGGAGTTAAGCAATACTTTGTGTCTTTATGATGATGAGACACAAAGGGTTTATGCCATTGGTGCTATTGATTCCTACTTAATATGGGTTGTCTGCACCAATGAGGTAGATATGCACCCTATTAAGTTCCTGCGCTTCTGCAAGCCTTTCTTTAAACAATGGGTAACACATCATGTTTATAATTATGTGTGGCTTAGGAATAAGCGACATGTACAATGGCTTAAATGGTTGGGAGCTGAGTTTGGCAACTACACAAGAATCAATGGAGAACTATTTCAGAAATTTACATTATACCCGATAAAGGAGTGATGTCTTATGTGCAGTCCTATGGTGGCTGCTGGTATCAGTACAGGCTTGCAAGTAGCAGGTGATTATATGGGACAACGTGCACAAGCTAAGGCAGCACAGGCTACCATGAACGCACAGGCTAAGGCAGCTATTACTGAGATGAATTGGAATATCATGGATTTAGAACAGCAGCGCACAGATGCCTTTGACCAAGCTGTCACAGAAATCAGCAACACTAGGTTAAACTCTATGCAGCTCAATAGTGGCGTAAAGGCTGCTGTGAATGAGACCATGAGCGGACGTACAGCTAACCTCATTGTACGTGCTGCCGAAGGTGATACTGCTCGTGCAGTGTCCTCTATCCAAGATAACTACCAACGTAAATCTAATGAGGTTGACCTGAATCGTGAGCGACAGGTAAAATCTACTCACGAATTTTTAGAGAACCTTAATGCTTCTGCACCTAAGATGCCCAGCAGATTCACTAACTTTTTGTCTTCTGCTGCCACAGGTTTGAATAATTATACACAAGCCAAGAATATTATGAATCAGCAGAAGATTACAGGTGGCATTGGAAAGACAGCCAAGACTGCTACTAAGACATGGGTAGGCAACGCTCCACGTAGCGTCCATGAGAAGCTAGGTATTGGCAATGGTATTTACAGGAGGTAAGAAGATTGAGTAAAGAAGTACAGGCAGCGGTAGGTACTCAACGGCAGTTTGCAAAACAACCGGAGATGCCCTATGCGCTGTCCTTAAATAAATTCAGTGCAGCTGCGGGTATCTCCCAGCGTACAGATTTAGATGCACAACGCTTAGCATCATCTTTAGGTCTCCTTGGTAAGAATATCATGGAGGAGCGTATTGCGGATGAGAAGCGTACCCAAGACCAAGCAGTATTGGTCAATGCAGACAAACTCCTTGCAGGTAAGACACAAGAAGACCTGAAGAAGTTTGACCGCATGGCTGCTTTGCAGAACTCTAGTGAAGATTTTGACCTCACAGATAACCGCTATGCTATGGCTGTTCTTGAAAAAGGCATTGGTAAGATGGCAAGTCAATACGCCAAAGAGCAATGGGCAAATGACCCTGCTTCTGAAAAGCCTAAGAGTGTTTCCGAAGCTGTTAGTCTTTTCAATAAGTATCTACAGGAGAACAGAGCTAACTTCAGTGATGATGGTATCTCTAATAAAGTAGCCTTTGACCAAGGCTATTATGAGGGAGCTGTTCAAGACACAATAAAAATAGCAAATGAAGCTGACAAGAGAATCAATGATGATAAGCGTCAGAAGATGGTCATGTTAGGTTCTAGTGAGCTTCAAGACCTTGTGTATAGTGGAGCTAAAGGTGAAGACTTCCTCACTCGTGGCAGTGAAGCATTGCGCAAGATTCAGTTAGGTACGAGGGATAGAGATGGATTCATTAAAGCTGTTGCCCCTCTTGCTCAGATGATTGCTGACCAAGATTTTGATACGGCAAGATTGGATGCCTTAGGTGACTATCAGTACGAAGATGGTTTGTCTTTAAAGCAGATGGTAAACCTCTACCCTTCCTATACTAAGATTGCAGATAACTTCAATCTGAGAGTTACCGATGATATTGTGTCTAAGTGCACACGTCCTGATGGTACTATTGACCTCTCAAAGGCTGAAGCATTGTTGTCTAAGTTACCTGCGGAAACTACAAATGCTGATGGTATTCCTGAAGCTAACCTGCCTATCTCGCAGGGAGACAACCCCGACTTGGCAGACCTGTCACCCACTATGAAAAGTGTGTTGCCTGTGGTTGGTGGTGCTATCTATCAGTTAGGATTTAAAGATGCACAGATTACTAGTGGTTTTCGCACAGCAGAGCACAATGCGTCTGTGGGTGGTGTAGAGAACTCAGAGCATACTAAAGGTAATGCTGTGGATATTTATTTGGGTGACAATGTGGATGAAGCACAGGCAAATAAAGCATTGTCTTATTTTAAACAATACTTTGGTGAGGTATTGTTCCATGATGCTGGCACAGGCAGACACCTGCATCTTGCTGATTACCATGGTGGTATGAAAGCTGCTAATCCTAAAGAGCAATCTGCTGCTGCCTACAATCCTCAGCGTATCAATAAGATACGTCAGGCTATATATGCTAAACAGGCACAGGCTCAACGTGTAAAGGCACAACGAGATGCAGATGAAAGAGACAGAATCAATATGGCTCTTTTACAAACCAATGACCCAAGTGAACAGATGCAGATTATCAATAGCTCTAATTTACCGGAGACAACTAAGGCTACTATGATTCGTACCATCACACGTCAAGCACGGCAGTCAGCTAAAGGCTATGGTAATGATGCAGAAGCTAAACATTTTTGGTCATATGAAAATGGCTATCAATATATTAAAGATACTCAGACATACGCCGAATGGTATAAAGCTTATCAAGACCCTGATGTTGATGGTGATTCTGATGAATACAAGGCTTTGCAAAAGAGAGCTAATAGAGCTACAGCAAGACTTAATGCCTTGCTAGAGTTTAAAAAGAAACGTGGGTATATCCCTAGTGAGCAGGAGACAACACAGTCTACCTCTACATCAAACTATGACCCATCAAATGATACCCCTACTCTTTCAGATTATGACCAACAGATAGCTCAATTAAAAATCTTAGTCAATAGTAACCCCACTGATGATAGAGGTGTTCCTTTAGATGAAGACCAAATTCACCGCAGAGTTGAGGTTCTTGCACAACAAGCAGGTCTTGATGTAAATAAAGTTTTACGTGATGTCTTTGGTGCTGAAGGTAATATAAATGATATGTTAGCAGATGCTAGAGGGGAATAGGAGGAATTATGGCTAAATTTGATATGTATGATGCATGGCATAAGATGGATGATGATTATGTCAGCGGTGTTGATTTACAAGCCAAAGGGCAAGAACAGCTCTCTAATACCAAAGTTAACCCCTTGCATGATTTAGCAGAGAGTGTTACTGAATGGATTGAAGACATGGACAAAGCAGGTCAGAAGCTTGCTGTGGCTGCTGGTGAAGCCTATAAAACAGGTAATTTTGATGCTATTGATGATATGGCTTTACCAGACGTTGATGCATCTTCCCCTTCTCCTGCACAAGAAAAGGTTGCACAGGCTTTGCAGGATGCTGTGGATGATGCTCGTTATGTGGCTACCAAAGACCCCCTTACTCTCATAGGTGACGTAGCAGGTGCTGCTAGTCCTTGGATTCCTTTGGCTGTTCAAGTACCTATCATGGTGCATGAGATGCAGAAAGCACAGGAGATTGAAAATGCCCCTGAGATGTCTGACCAAGCCAAAGCATCCCTACTCCCTATGTTGGCAGGTACTGTGGCAGCTTCTGTGACACATGGCGTGGGTGGTCTTTTATCTAAGGCTGCCCCTAAAGTCTCTAAGGTTATGACTACCCCTTTTGTGGGTAGTGGTATTGCAGCAGGTACAGTGCTTGCTATGGATGAAAATGTGCGTAAGTATGCAGCGGAACATCCTGCTCGTTTTGCTGTCAGCCAATTTTTGACAGATACAGCTATTGGTGCTAAAAAGCTTGCCAAAGCAGATTGGTCTGCTAAGACAACCCCTATTACAGATGCAGAGATTGTGTCTGAAAAGACAAACCCTGCTACTGAGGTTATGACTGATAAGACTAAGGTTGATGAGACAAACAAAAAGTTAGGGTCTCCTACTAAAGAGAAGAATAAAAGGAAACGTAAGCATCGTAAGCAACATCGTGAGAATGTATGGGATGTTGATAATGACTATGAGGAGATGGTTACACCTGCTCAGGTTACGAAACGTGAACCTAAGACAACCGCTGAAAAAGCATATCCTGAACAGATGCCTGAACAGCAAATGCAACAGGATGCTATTGCTAATCAGTTAGCTAAAGACCATCTCGAAGCTCGTCAAACCCCTGAAATTATGCAGGGTGCTCATGGTGATAAGCTTGAATATAGTAAAGATAATCTTTACCCTCATGCTGTCAGTGCAGAGGATATATGGGAAACAGCCAAAGCTATGTTTCCTATTCGTCCCGGTAGGTTGGATTTAGCTGATAGTGATAGAACCTTAGGCTATTTTATGCCCCAAGGTAAAGGCATCCGTATCCGTGGTTTTCGTGCATGGTCTGTAATCTGCCATGAAATCGGACATGGTTTGTCTGATAAATTTGGTTGGGGCAAAGACACAGCGGTTCAAAAGGAACTCTATGATGGTGCAACTTCTATATGGCAGAGAGGAGAGTATGGTAATAAATACGCCCCGGAAAACTATGCTACTTATGTAGAAGAAGGACGTGCAGCCTTTATGAATGAATACTGTGTCAACCCTGAGATGGCTAAAAAGCACTTCCCTCTTGCCTATGCTGAGTTTGAAAAGGCTATTGCAAGTGATAGATTCTATCAGGCACAGATGAACCTTTTAGGACAACAGGTGCGCCGATGGGGTTCGCAGTCTGATTTTAGCAAAGCTGCTGGTATGTTCCATTGGGCAGACAAAGAGCTTGGCAAAAGAATTGATAAACTCATTGGTACTTGGACTGCTACTAAAAAGCATTTTGCTTGGGAGTATGCTGACCTTGACGAAAGCATAAGAGCTTATGAGGATAACCAAGGTGTAAAGATAGCTATTGAGAATGACCCTGCTGTCTTGGCGCAATACGCAAAGCAAGCAGGTAATGATACTGTTGGGTGTCTTTTGAATGGCAATAATCTAGGAACTAGAGCTGCCATTAAGATGCTACAGACAAAATTTAATATCGCTCTCAATAATGTTGTGGCTACTGACATCTTGAAGCCTTTGGATGTACAAGGCAAACGTGGTGCTGAACTCCAAAAGTGGCTCGAAGATACAGGGTATACTGATTTTTATGAAGCCTTTAATACCTACCAAACAGCTAAGCATGAATTAGAAGTCATGGCAACAGGGCGTAAGACAACACACACTCTTGAAGAATGTAATAAAATCATTGCTAAAGCAGAAGAACTTCCCGAGATGAAAGTTGCTTCTAACCTTTGGAAACAATGGAATGAGAATGTATTGCGTATAGCTGTTGCAGGGCAGATTATCTCTGCGGATGTTGCTAATACCTTCTTGAAAAAATACCCTGAATATATTCCGATGTCACGCTCATTTGAGATTGAGGGTACAAGTGACTTCTTTGCATCCCATAAAGCTATGACTGTTGAGGGTTCTGAGCGCATTATTAAAGACCCTATGGTACAGGCTATGAAGAATATGCAAAGTATTGTCTTCAAAGTGGAGCGTAATCGTGTTGGTCTTGCCCTTGCTGATTTAGCTAAGGGTGATAGTGGACACTTTCTTATGATGCCTGTGGCAGAGGGTAAAGACAAACATGCTACTCAAATTATTACTGTCTATGAAAAAGGAAAGCCTACATACTACCAATGTATGATGAAAGGTCTCTATGAAGCTATGACTTCCGAAGATGGCAATATGAGTGCTTCTAAACTTGACATTATTGAGAAAATATCTCATGGCGCAGCAACAGCTTTACGTATTGGCTCTACTAGCACACCTATGTTCGCTACTGCTAACCTCTGCAAAGATATTCTTGAAGCAACTATTATGAACGCTGATGGGCGTAGTGCTTCTCACATTCCCCTTGTTGCTCCTATGAAAATCTTTTGGCAGGGATTGCAGATGCTCAATAGTGACAATGCTTTTGGTAAACTTATCATTCGCAACAACAGAGAACGTGCTCTGCTTAGACAATACAAAAGAGAATTTAGGTCTAATGGTGTCACTATGTCCACACGCTTAGGCTCTATTGCTGAAATCAATAAAGACTTTAGGAAAACTGTAGACCCTAACATTAGTGATTCTGTCCTTGATAAAATCTTGTATCCTATCAAAGTATTATGGAATTGGAATGTAGCATATGGTGAAGCTATGGAACAGTTACCACGTATGGCTCTTTATCGACGTGCTAAAGGACGTGGTGCTTCTATGATTGAAGCTGCTATGGTTGCTTCTGACAGTACCCTTAATTTTGCGAAGAGTGGTACTACTGTTAAAATCCTTAACAGGCATACGCCTTTTTTTAATGCAGCTTTTCAAGGTACTTTAAAGACAGCTAGAGAGCTTTCTAAAAATCCTCTCAGTGTTGGGCTTGCTATGGCAGAACATGTACTGTTTCCCACCCTGTTATTGTGGTATTGGAATAAAGACGAAGATTGGTATAAGGATATGCCTATGGAGATGAAGAATAAAGCATGGTACATCAAGATAGGTGATACCATCTATGATTACCCTAAACCTGCCTTTATCGGGCAACTAGCTGGTTCTATACCTGAGCGACTGTTAGATGTTATGGCTGAGGGTGAAGATAAGCAGGTTATTGCTGATGCTGTCTATAAGCTTATCAAAGACCTTGCTCCTTCTGGTGCTCCTCCTATCATAGAGAAATTCTATGAATGGCAGACAAACCACTCTATGTATCGTAATCGTCCTCTTGTTGACCAGCGTCTTGAAAAGCTCAGTCCTAAGAACCAATATAACCAGTACACCTCTATGGTAGCACGTGGTATTGGGCAGGCAACTAATCTGTCACCTATTAAGATAGACAATACAATCTATGGTCTCACAGGCTCTATGGGTTATACTTTTATGAATGCTGTGGATATGGTGGCTAGGGATAATATTACCCCCAGCAAGAAATGGACTGAATATACTCGCTTTACTTATACTGAGGGTACAGGTACTTCCCGCAGCAAGGACGTATTCTTTGCTGGTCTTGATAAGCTAGAGATGCAATATGCTGACGCTTCTTTTGAGGGTAGGAAACCTAAAGTTGATAAAGAGCTTAAAGGTATGCGTAAGGCTAGAGCTGATGCTATGAAAGTTTCTAAAGCTATCAGGGAGCTGTATGCAGACAAAAATATGGATGCAGACACCAAGCGTATTAAGCTTGATGAGCTTAACAAAAAGCAAAATACCATTTTCAGAAGTGCCAATAAGAAGTATCTTAATTACAAATATATACAATCACCTGAATAATGTGCTATAATTAATATCAGAGGTGATATGATTTATGCAGATAATAGGCTTCATTTTTGATATGGTAGAGGGTGTGCTTTGGTTATGTGGTGCTTTTGCTTTATTTATAAGCATCATTTATATGCTATATAATGTTCTGCTAAAGCAGGTGCTCCTTAATAAAGAAATACCATTGAAAACTAAAATCATTGAAACTATCGTAGTTATTCTAAGTATTTTAGGGGGTTGTGCTTATTTCAATTCCATGTGGAACTAATGCCCCCTTTTTCTCTCCCCGAGGTGATTCCAATGTACAGCTACTAATTGCATATCTATCCATTGTTCCTTTTCTAGACAATGAAAGGAGTTCTGTCCCATGGAATTAAGTGCTGATATTCAACGTGAAATACAGCAACAGTTTAAAAATAGCTATGCCCAACTCTTAGCGGACATAACTCGTATTTATGAGCAAGGTGCTATGCGTGATGCTCTCACCGGACTGTACAATAAGCAAGCCTTTGAGCGTGACAGTACCACTAATCACTTTGGCTTCGTTGGTATCCTTTTCGCAGACATCAATGGTCTGAAATATACCAATGACCACTTTGGACACAGTGCAGGGGATAAGCTGATAAAGGACTTTGCAGCTAAGCTTAAGGAAACCTTTATCTCCCCTGTTTATAACTGTTATCATATATCAGGTGATGAATTTATAGTAGCTGGGTTTGATATTAAAATCCATGAGTTCCTTGGAAGTGTATTGTCTTTCCATAAATCCCTGTGGGATAAAGACAACCCTCCCCTAGCTGCTTTAGGCTACTCTGCTGGTGTCTTCTCGGATATTGCAGAAATCACAGAGTATGCCGAAAAAGCAATGTATGAAGACAAACAAAAATTTTATGATAATTTTCCTCAGATGAGGAGATAATAAATTGAATTGGTGACCGCTGGCTCTTTTAGAGCTGGTGGTCTTTTTATTTTTTGTAAAGGAGATGATTAATATAGCTATTAAATTGACTACATCTATTACTTACACAGCCAATGGTTCTCAAACAAACTTCTCTGTTCCCTTTGATTACCTGCGTCCTTCCTTTGTCCATGTGGCTGTTGATGATGCAGAGGTTTCCGAGGGATTCACTATAAGTAATCGTATGGTTATGTTTGATTCTGCACCAGCTAAAGATAGCATTGTGCATATCTATCGCAGTACCCCTACCACTCGCTTGGTGTCTTGGGCAGATGCAAGTATCCTGAAAGCTAAAGATATGACTGTATCAGAGGTTCAACAGTTGCATATCTTAGAGGAAGCAAGTGATTGGTCTAAAACTAATTCTATTGTTCTTGATGAGGAAAGTGGTGCATGGCAAGGACGTAAGTGCCGTGTGTCTAACATTGCTGACCCTAAGGATGCACAGGATGCTGTCACCAAGAAGTACCTTGATAATGAAGAAAGCTCTATGATGCAGCGTATGAACGCTATCAAGACACAAACTGAACAGCTTATGAATACTGCTGGCAACTATAAAGACAATGCATATAACAGCGCACAGTCTGCTAGTACATCTGCTGCAAGTGCTGCGGAAAGTGCGAGGTTAGCCGAAGGTTACAAGAATGTAGCAGAAACTGCTAAGAGTGATGCGTCCCTTTATGCTGCCAACGCTAAGACCTCTGCTGATAATGCAGGTGCTAGTAAAGAAGCAGCTCAATCTGCTGCTACTACTGCTAGTAACTTTGCTGCTGATGCAAGAAACAGCGCAGGTGAAGCAAAGACCTACCGAGATGCTGCTAGTATCTATGCTGCTAATGCTAAGAATTATAGTGAAAACGTCAATGTATTTATCCCTAGTGTGTCTAGTGATGGAGTGTTGTCATGGACTAACAAAGCTGGTCTTGCTAATCCACCTGCTGTAACTCTTAGCGGTGGGGGTTCAAATGTAACTGTTGATACTGCACTGTCTGACACTTCAACCAATCCTGTGCAGAATAAAGTTATCAAAGCTGCTCTTGATAATAGAGCGGTACTTGATGATGCCAATACTTTTACTTCCCCAAATAGATTTGATGATATTTATATGCAGAATGGCATTAATAGCCTTAAATGGTATGATGGTTCACCTAATTTTGTTGTTGGGTATATCAATTCTAAAAGCTACACAGGTAATGCTACAACAGCAACAAAAGCTACACAAGACAGTGCAGGTAATGTCATTACAGACACTTACGCTACTAAAACTGATATTAGCGGAGTAGTCAAGAGCGTGAATGGTGTGCAACCGGATACTAGTGGCAATGTTAGTATTACTGTCGGTGGTGGCTCAAATGCAGCTGTAGATACTACTTTGTCCGCTACCTCTACTAATGCTATTGCTAACAAAACTGTTTACTCTGCTTTAG